CTCCTCATCCCCCGTATCTCGTCTGTCATCGCGTCTAAGGCCGCGTATATGTCGGTTAGGTCTGCTTCTCCATCAATCATCTTATCATCCGTTGGAAGGCAGCCTGATCCGGGAACTGGGATGTACCATCTGACTGCCCTCCGTGTTGAGCGGAGACCTGTTAGTTATTAATAACTTCCGAACAGGAACGCGATACAATCAAAGGTCAATGACCCCCGGTTCGGACGTTCGGTGCGGCGTGGCCTCCTAGCCGCAGGGATGGGTTAGGCTCAAACGGGTGAAAAAAGGGGATTTGGGGTAGTTATATGGACGGTAGGCAGGTGGTAAGCACACATGGTAGTGCAAGATACCCTAATATTGGCCAGTTTGATGCTAATTAACCTCATTTCGTTGGGTGGATTCGCCCTCTGGATCAGAATTTACCTGGAACAAGCTATGATTGACATAGATGAGAAGCTCGCAATCGCGATCCAAGCCCTGGTTGACAAGCTAATGACCGGTGGACTATCAGAATTTGAGCCGCCGAACCCGATCCAGGGTGCCATAGCTTCATTGATTCAAGGAATGGCGCATCAAAAGATGAATACAATCGACGCGACGATAACAGATCGCGGTACAAATGGGCAATTTACCAGCGCGACAGATATTGAGTGATATTTATTAGCGAGTTTTTGTTTCATTCGCGATATGGCACGCCGAAGAAAGACAAAGCGCCGAAGATCGCCCAAGACAATGAGTCTCATAAATCTCGCTGAGAGCTACGCATACGCTACCACGATCACCAGCGGCGTTTTTGGAAATTCCCCAGTGGGATTAATTGGATTTGGCGACGCGGGTGTAGGGTCAACGGCGATGGCGACCACTAACGGCGGTCTCAGCCTCCAGTCAATCATCAGCGACCCCGGATCGAGCTTCGATACCATGCAAGCAAACTTCACTGCCAACTACCAGGCAATGGCTGTGCAGGCAATAGGGATCGGTTTGACATTTAAGTTCGCCAAGAAGCTCCTAAGGAAGCCTATCAGCAATGTCAACAGGAACCTAATGAAGCCTCTAGGCATTGGAGTGAGGTTGTAGGGCTATGGCAACAAACACAGTTACTGGAGTTCTCGTCTGTTCAGACGGCACAAACATACCCCTCAAGGCAGAATTGGCCGAGGGTACTGAATCCAACCTGACGACTGATACCGTTTACACGGTGTCTGCTCAGAATGTCGGAGATTACGCACCAGGTAAGACCGTCACCGCAGGGCTAGTATCGTGTGACAACGGGGTCGGGTTCTGCTACATTCTTTCGCAGGGCCTTGTGGCTGCAATCATCCCGACTTCTGTCAAGGGTGCCGTCTCTGACGGATCACCTGCGCTCTGCCAACCTTACACTTTGAGAGCTGGTGACATCGTCCGGTGCATGAACAACACCGCCGCAGATCGTGAGGCTGCCATGTGCTGCTACACCGCGAGCGGAGTTTCACGAATTTTCGTTGTTACTCCAACTGGTGGAGCAACCAATGAGCTAGTCGACCTTCAAACTGGCAACTCCATCGGAGACACACTCCAAGGCCAGCGAATCGTGAAATGGTTCGGAACATCTGTCGATGGCTCAAAGATTGAGACGCAGGGCTTCTTCGTCGTCGACGCCCTGGGTAACGTCGTCGGCTCTTGCAGTGCAACGAGCCCGATTGTTCAACAACCGCTCTTCTCTTTCGCCGCAACAAACATCGCTCTGAACTTCAAGGCACAATTCTTGACAAACGCTTGAGGGTGATTGAATGCCACGCATGACCAAAGCGGCAGGACGCCGAAGACTGGCTGAGATTCTCTCAAAGTCCAAGAAGCTATACATGCGGTCATTCATTTCAACCAAGGACCTCGATTCAATCGAGAGAATATGCAAGTCTCGGTCAAAGCAGCTCAAGTGAGGTGGCGGCGATGGTGCAAGTAGGCAGTTCGATGCTACCCGGTACAGGCACTGGTACAGGCACTGCTACCACTCCTGCAGTGCTAGCCTCACTAGCACAACAGGCAGCAAACAAGGCAGCAGCAGAAGCAGCAGCAGCAGAGAGGGCAGCAGCAGCAGGCAATGGGTATGGCAACGGGGCCGGGGCTGGGGTGTTTGACCCCAGAGGTGCCTTCCAGGTGCCGAATAACTTCTGGGGCTTTGTTATGCTCATGATGGGGCTGAAGTAATGCCACTACCAGACGCCCCGGTTGAATCCCCGCGCGTGTACAAGGTACTCAAGAACCTCGATCTTGAGACTCTAGCTGCCGATGACGACGAGATGAGCGGAGTTGGCAACCCCATATCGATCGAGATGCTCAATGAAGATGAACTCCGCCGCCTCGTTCTAGTGCAGCTCGCCCGTCTCAGCGTCAAAGGTGAGTGGTTAGGACTCCTCGGGTGAACTAGATGCCGCTACCAGACGCCAACAAGAAGTCCCCCAGGGTCTATACCAACCTGCAGAACCTCGATCTCGACAATGTTACGTTCGCTAACATCCAGTCAACAGGCAATCCAATAGCTGTCGAGGAAGCTAACGAGGATGAACTGCGCCGGCTGGTGCTCGTTAACCTGGCACGGCTGGTGACTGCAGGAGAGTGGACGGGGCTACTGACTGCAGGTGGAGGGGGTGGAGGATATGCTACAGCTATCATAGAAGTCTTCACTGGATCCACTGGAGCCTTGGTCTATCGGATCCCTGCACAATCCCTGGGCGGTACAATCGCTAACTGGAACCAGGCAGTCGGCTGCTACATGATGCCCTTCGTCGGTACAGATGACGCTACGATCGATGCCATGCAGATCTATGGAGCTACAACCAACGGCACCACCACGCTGGCAGGAGTCTATTCGACTACCGACGAAGGCCTGCCAGATACGAAACTCACTGAGGGTTCATTCACCACTGACAGCGTTGGACTGATCACGCAGACCTCGTTGACTGGAACCTTCACCATGGAGAAGGGCGAGAACTACTGGCTCGCATGGATCATCGACCATGCTTCGCAGCAGTACGCAACGATTCGTTATTCGGTCACTGTGCCGACCAGTCCTCTTCCCGCGCTTACCGTCTATGGCGGCGGTGGAGGTTACACTGCAGCAGTTCTCTATGATGCGAGCGTTTCTTCTCTGCCGGACAATTTCACCATGTCAGGGTTTCAACCATCCTTTACCGGCGACGTTTCCGTTCCACTAATCGGCCTGAGGACTTCCTGATGGATCGAAGAGAGACTGTGTACGCTGGCGATGATGTCGTCGAGGTACTGTATCACGATGTCTCATGGGAGCTAATACGCAGCAAGAGGAATCAAGCTCTGGATGAGACCGACTGGCGAGCTGTCAAGGATCGCACCATAAGCCAGGCATGGAAGGACTACCGCCAGGCGCTTCGCGATCTCCCCCAGGATCACGACGAGGCTAACGACGCTGCAGACAACTGGCCGGTGGCACCAGAATGAGCGACCTCACCGAGAAGGCTCGTGACATCTTCCAGAAGAACGGAATGGCATTCCTCCTCGGATGGATCCTCGGTATGGGTCTCGGACAAAGCCTCTGGGATTCAATCGTCGGGGTGCTCTGATGTCGAAGAACAAACCGAAAGAGACCATCGAGTATGTCATTCGGCTCCAGGACAAAGAGCGAATGCAACTCGACTCGATCACGACGGCGTATATGCTCGGCAACGCTGGCAAGTTTCTAGGTCCAGTCGTAGCCGGCCTTAGCGATGTGAGCTTCGTTGTGACGATGGTCATCCTCTACGAATATTTCAGCGGCAAGGACACCGGCATCATCAACGGATCCATTGAGACTATCGCCGACCTCAAGAATGCCTGGTTAGCGTATCGAGCCACACCAGCATACCAGGAGGAGTACGCCGCTAGAGCTACATCGGCTACTGGTGGTCTTCGTAATGTCTTCGACCAGATCATCTTCGCTTTGACCGGCGCTGGTTTGCCGATGGATTAGACCTCTCACACCCCACCTATTCGGGTAAGTTTGGGGTAAACTGGCCCTTACTACTTATAAAGAAACGATGGACTGCGCCTCATTCAACAGTCTTTGCAAATCTTCTTTCCCGGATTCCATCTCATGGATTTCCAGCGACGGCATATTCTGCAATATGAATATCCAGTCATTCGTGAATCCTCCTCTGTAGATCGGCAATCGTTGCCTCTGCCGTTCGGACCAACTTCTCAAGCTCTTGGTGACTATCTACCAACTCGTTGTATCGAATCGACCATCCTTCGTTCTTGATGATGACGGAGGATAGCCAGGCGGATCGGCCCTCTGCACCTTTCGCCCCCATTGGTGATTTGCGTTCCTTCTTCGGGATGCGGTCCCAGATGTCGAATGCAGCTTGAGAGAGGTTTGCGTTGATGCCGGGCATTCAATCACTCCCTGATGATGTTAGACAACGATGACAAAGACGCCCCAGAGGATCCCACTTCAATGACCTCTGAGCCTTGCAGGCCGTGCACGGCGGGCCAGAGTTACCCATTCAATCACCCCGGTAATGTTTCTTCATCAATGGTACGCAAGCCTCACACAAGACATGCAAGTCGCCCGAAGGGTTGCGCATCCCGTGAGTAGCGTCCGCCTTCTTACACATGTTGCACTTCATCATTCACTCCTCCTCTGCATGTCCATGAGGATGAAGTCACGGAGGTACCCACACAGCTCGCTAGTGTACCTCCTCATCCCCCGTATCTCGTCTGTCATCGCGTCTAAGGCCGCGTATATGTCGGTTAGGTCTGCTTCTCCATCAATCATCTTATCATCCGTTGGAAGGCAGCCTGATCCGGGA